CGACAGTTGGCGCACGCCGAGCGGGCAACCGCAGCGCCTCGGTGTGAAGTCCGTCGTCGCGGGCTTCGACTGGGCCATCGGCCACGCGGGCTCGCTGCAAGTCGGTGCGGTGTCAGCGTGCGGCAAGCTGTTCCGCATCGCCGAGGTCCACTTCCACGACCGCGGGATCGACTGGTGGGCCGAGAAGGTCAAGGAACTGGTCGACCTGTACCGCATCGAGGCGATCCTGTGCGACCCGAGCGCGCGGGCGATCTGGGAGCTGTTCAACGAGCGGCTGGGCCATCGCGCGCAGGGCCGCAAGGTCGGGCAAATCTGCCAAGCGGCCGACAACACGCGCCAGACGAAGGACTGGGTTCAGGGTGGCATCGACCTCGTGAACACGATGTTCGCGCAAGATCGGCTGTTCCTGTTCGGCGACGTGCACTACGGCCCGACCGACGAGGCGCTGCGGCACAAGCGCGCACCGATCGGCCTGCACGAGGAGATCCTCACCTACCAGTTCGCGCCCGACCCGAATCGGCCCGAGGGCTTCCTGCCAGTCCCCGACAAGAAGCGCGGCTTCGACGACGGCTGCGACGCGCTACGCTACCTGTGCATGGACGTGTTCAAGATCGACCGCGACATGCGGCCGGCGCAGAACCTGATCCGCTCGGTGTCGCCGCACATCGCAATGAGCGGGGCGGATGAGGAGCGGCTGAGGGCCATCATGGACCAGGGCCAGGGAACGCAACGCGCGAGGTACTACTAGGCATGGCGCACATCGAGACGACCTACTACGTGGGCCAAGGTCCGCTGACGCAGTTCACCCCGCGCGACGAGAACGGCGTGGCGCTGGTCGAGGGCAACTTCGAGAAGGTCGACGTGGTGGCCGAGCGCCGCAAGATCACGTTCGACGACGATGCGCCGCTGTGGGTCGACCACGGGCTGACGGGCGTGTTCCGCGACCCGCCGAGCGCCTGGGACTTGGACGCCGCGGGCTACAACTTCGAGCACCGCATCGCGTGGGGCGCGACCGACGAGCGCGGGGTGGCCTTCGAGCCGCCCGCCGGCTGCGTCGTGGACGTGTACTACTTCCTCCACCGCGCGGGGAAGAATCCCGTGGTGGTGCATCACGCGGTCTCGATCGCGCACGCGCCCGTCCCTTGACGCGCCCCTCCGTGGGTGCTTGACTTGAACGCACACGAGCGCGGGCTGATCCCCTGCCGCAAGTGGCTGGCACGGACCTGAGGGGCCGCCAGCCTCCTTCGTGTCTCGTGCCGGCCAGCTCGGTTTCCACCGAATGGCCGAAACGCTCCAGCAGCCCGATCGCCGCGACTACGGCGAGCTTCAGGACGAGATCGTCCAAGCTCGCTCGCAGCTTCAGCCGCACAGCGCTGCACTGGAGTACGAGTACCGGCGTGCGTGCGGCAAGTCGTACGGCGGCAACGCGGACATCCCCGAGGTCAAGGACGACCCCGAGAACTGGCGGCACACGTGGCTGCGCTCGTTTTTGGCCGAGGTCGGCTACCTGCCGCAGTGGATCATCGAGGCCGGCGGGCTGGAGTGGCCCCCGGAGCGCGCCAACCTCATCGAGCTGGCTGCGAACGCGCAGGCTCGCCGGCTGAACCTGCGGGCGCTGGCCGAGCGCTGCGCCATCGACTACGGCTTCCGGTCTGCACGCCTGGTGTGCGGCATCCGCAGCCGCTACGGGCAGCTCGAGCCGTTCGCCGAGCGCCTAGCCTTCGACGAGTTCCTGACCGATCCGGGCCAGCATGACCGCTCGCGCGCTCAGTGGTGGGCGCATCGCGTGTCGCGTCCGATCGACGAGGTGATCGCCGAGGCCGAGGCTCAGCCGGGGCTGGGCTGGGACGTGGCGTCGCTCAAGCAGGTGGCGCAGGGACTCTCCCGCGACCCCAAGCGCGCGCAGGAAGTCCCTTCCGGCGTCACGCGACACGAACTCGTCTACTGGCCGATGTGGTTCCCCACGGACCAGTTGGACGACGAGCACGGCCCCGACCAGGGCTTTCACGGCGTTGTTCGCTACGTTCTCGATCCCACCATCGGGCCTCCGACCCGCGGCGTGAACGTGCGCAAGCCGGAGCCCTGGTTTGGGTCTCCCTGCGGCCCCTATGCCTTCGTGGCGGGCTTCAAGATCGGCGAGCTGCCGGTCGAGCTCGCGCCGCTGGTGGCCTCGTCGTCGCAGGGCGGGTTCGTCAACGACATCGCCCGGGCGATCCGCGACGCGATCGAGACCTACAAGCAGCTCGCGGTCACGCAGGACAACGTCACGGCGGCCTCGATCCGCAACGCCCCGAATGGCGCGGTCATCACGCTTCCGCAGGGCCGCGCGCTGGGCGAGATGTTCGGGCAGCTTGAGAGCGGCGGGATGCAGCCGCAGCACATGGCGGCGTTCCAGTGGGCGTTCGAGCAGATGCAGCGCTCGAGCGGCATCCACTCGCGCCTCGGCGACGTGGACTCGCAAGCGACGGCGACGGCTGTGCAGAACGCGCAGCTCGGCTACTCGTCGACGATGGGGCTCTACGTCAACGGCTACAACGACCTGTGGCGGCAGGTGGGCGCGAAGTTCGCCTACTGGTACGACGTGCATCCCGAGGTCTCCACGCGCATCGGGCCGCTGCCGCCTGAGCTTCAGGAGGTCTACGGCGCGGCGATGGTCGAGACGCGTGGGACGCCGCAGGGTGCGAAATCGCACCGCGAGCTGGCCCTGGCCGTCGACACCATGAGCGGCCGCCCGAAGAACGACATCACGCTGAAGCAGGAGCTTCTGGCGACACAGGGGCTCATCCAGTGGCTCGTGGGGCTTGGGCCTCACGCGGTTGCGGTCGACATCGACACGATCGTCCGCCAGCACGCGCGGGCCTACGGGTCGCAGTGGGCCTTGAAGCTGGTCGACGCGCAGATGTTCCGCACGATCGCGGCGCTGCAGCTTGGTCAGCAGGGCCAGCCCCAGCGCCCGCAGTCGACCTCGAGGCCGGGCGCGCAGCTCGCGTTCGATCCTGGCATGGGCGTCAAGACCGCGCCGTCGGGCGGGCCGAAGCCCCAGCAAATCGAAGCGCCGCCGCCCAAGTCGAAAGCCAAGGTGCAGAAGCTGTGAGCGTGTACGTCTACGAGTCGCCGAACGGCGACGTGATCGAGCGGGAGTACCGGATGGGCCGGGCTCCGCAAACCATCGTGGTCGACGGGAAGCGCTGCAAGCGGGTCATCGCGGCCCCGCGCATCTCGATCGCTCGGGACGTTGGGCACATCGCCACCAACTTCCCCGACAGCCACGTCAAGTACCACAAGGGCGACACGGTGATCCGAGATGGCCGCAAAGTTCCCCTCATCCGAAACGCTCAGCAAATCCGCCGCATCGAGCACGCCGCAGCCGCAGACGGAAACCCCCTCCACTACGCCCACCGCGAGTGAGGCCGCGCCGCCGCTGCCGTTCAAGGGCGAGCGGCCGGCTGGGATGATGACGGCGCAGGAGGCGTTCGTGGCCCGCATGACGGGCGCGAAGGCTGAGCCCGAGCCGGCGGCCAAGAGTGCGCCCGCTGAGGCCCCCGCGCCCACACAAGAGCAAGCCCCGGCGCTGCCGGAGCAGAGCAACCCCGATCCGCTGGACACCCGCTACGAGCGCGCTCGCCGGGCATTCCTTCGGATCGGTTGGACGGAAGGCGAGTTCCTGGAGAAGGTCGGGCAAGACAAGGAAGGCATCCTTCGGCGGGGTGTCAAGCTTGCCCGTGGCCAGGACCGCCAGGCTGCGGATTACGCAGCCGCGAAGAGAGGCGACGCAGGGAAAGTCCAGAGCTCACCTTCCGCAGCCGCGGCGAGCACGTCGAGCAACGTGCAAGCCCCCGCAGCGCCGAACGGTCTGGCCGAACTCCTTGCGCGTCCCGAAATCGCGGCGAATCCGAAAGTCAAAGCGGCGATCGAGGCTGCCCTGTCCCCCGTCCTGGCCGAGCAAGAGCGCCTGCGCGCCGAGCTCGACCAGAGGAGCCAAGGCTCTGACGTGACTCAGGTGCAGCGAGTGCTCGACGTCCGCGCCGAGTTGACCAAATCCGTTGAGGAACTCGGCGACAACGACAATTGGCAGGACACGTTGATGGTGGTGGACAAGATCGGCGACCTGCCGAAGTACGTGGGCTGGGACACCGACAAGGCTGTCCTCCGCACGCTGCTCTTGGACGCTGCCACGATTGCCCTCGATGTCGGAGAGCGCGCTCAGACCGCCCCGGTTGCGCCGCATGGTGCTGCGCAGCGCGGGATGGTCGACATGTCGGGCCGCAATCCTGCGCGCCCTGCGGCCCCAACCAACCCGCACGCTGCCGCTCGTGAGCAGTTCGTGGCGCGGATGATGGAGTCGCAGCGCAACGGCTTCGCGGCCTCGCACAACTAGGAGGTGAGCGATGGCCGTCGATGGCCTGATCCAGTCTGCACTGCTGAACTTCAACGCCGTAACTGGCACTACCCACATCGTCAAGGGCGACCAGCCCCTGCCGATGCAGGGCCTCAACAAGTACGTTTTCACGGACGCTGCCGCGTACCGACTCGGGATGGTGGGGGGCGACAAGTTCGACTTCCAGTTCAACCCGAAGGAGGGGAACGACCTCAAGGTCATCAACCCCGGCGGCCTGCGCTCGCTGTCGCGCACCGACAACATCCGCATCGGCTCGCAACGCATCATCCTGATGTATCAGGACATGGCGTGGGTCGACGCCGAGATCGAGAAGAACGAGGGCCTGACGTCGCTGGCGGAAGCCGGTCGCTGGGACCTCTTCTACGATCGCCTCTCCAGCACGAAGAAGAACAAGGAAGCCGAACGCGCCGTCACTCTCGCCAACAAGCTGGAGAAGATGACGTCGGCGGTCCCGAACTTCACCACGATGGAGGACCGCACGCAGTCGAAGCCGACGCAAGTCACGTCGCTGATGGCGCTCGTGAACGAGTGGTTCAATGCGTGCTTCGGCATCACCACCGCGACGGGTCTGACCGCTGGCTCGGCCGGCACGGACTACAACACCGCGGGCATCGTGAACGGCCGCTGGACGACCAAGTTCGGCCTGAACGTGAACGACGCGGGCCTCGTGGCTCCGAACGGTCGCAACGTGCTCGTGCCTCGCCAAGTGAGCTACAGCACGATCGACAACACCGGCACCGGCTTCTTCAACGCGATGCTGCGTGCGCTGCGCGAGACGTCGTTCCAAGTGCCGACGTCGATCCCGAACACGATGCTCTCGGGCTTCGAGTACAAGGGCAACACGGCGGACAGCGTGTGGTACGCGTCGGGCAAGCTGCTCGACCTGATCCAGGCCGTCGTGAACACCCAGCACATCTGGGTCGCTCCCGACCGCCGCGATCCGAACGTCACGAATCCCATCGTGGGCGGCGTGCCGGTCGAGTGGTGGCCTGAGATGGACACGTACGCTGGCTATGCCGGCGCGACGAACACCACTCTCGTCACCGAAGGCCAAGGCGACGCCAAGGGTCCGCGCGCGATCCTGCACCGCCGCGACTCGCTGTTCCCGGTTGCGCACAAGCTCAACTGGTTCCGCGAGCGCAAGATCACTCCCGCGTGGAACACCCCGGACGTGTACGGGTCGTACCTCGACGTGGAGTGGAACTGGGCTGCGACCGACCTGCGTCGTCAAGCCATCGTGTTCCCGTCCGCCACCCCCTCCGGCATTAGCGCCTACTGAGAGGCTGACCCATGATTCTGATTCCCTACTACACCGCGTTCCCTGGTCAGCTCCCCGTGATGGCGGAACTGTCCGTCACCGACGTCACGTTCTCGGAGGTTGCGACCGCCAAGAAGGTGATGTGCTTCGACATGGCCCTGGCTGTGGCGACGAGCTACAACCCGCTGTCTCCCCCGACCGCCTCCGGTCAGGGCACTTCGGCGTGGGCCTACGTGCGCGACTACGACGTCGACACGGTGTCCCTGCATCACTCCGAGGTGGACATCTACTGCGTCGCGGACGCGGCTGTCGCGGCCGGCGCGAAGGGCAGCGTGACCGTCTGTGGCTACGTCACCGGCATGACCAAGCTCAGCGCCACCGGCGCGACGGGCCAGGGTTACACGCCGTCGATGAGCGCGGTCGGTTCGCTGGCCCACCAGCGCACCACGCCGACCACGCTGGTCGCCGGGGCTCGCAACCGCAAGGTGATCTTCAAGCAGGTGGGCGCGGACGTGTCGGCCACGCGCGCCAATGGCCACTTCAACGGCCTCGGCTGGGGCTGGTCGTTCTGCAACTACGCGGTCGACGCTGACAGCTGATCTGACGCCGGGCGGTCTGCACAGCACGCAGACCGCCCGGCCCTTCCTTTCCCCGCAGGAGTCGTCATGGTCCTCACCCTCAAGCGCTGCTACGAAGCGATCAATCACAAGCTGGGCGTGGACGACGACGAGCCGCTCGATCGGCTGAGCATCGTGGACGCGGCGGGGACGATCCTCTACGCGCACCCGTGGCGCTGGCTCGAAGCGCGGCGCTGGGCGCTGACGATCCCGGCGAACACCGACAAGCTCTGCCTGCCGGCCGACATGGCGCAACTGAACGACGTTGCGGCCGCGGATGCGAGCGGGCTGCGCGTGGTCTACTCGCGCGACTACGGCGACGTCGTGCGCACCCGGGCGCAGTACGGCAGCACGAGCGACGGCTACTCGATCGTCCTCGCGCCGTACACCGACCTCACGGATGCGGGTGAAGTGCGGCCGCACCTTGCCTTCTGGCCCACCCACACCGCGCCGCGAGCGAACGCACTGCTCGCCTTCGGGTCGATGAAGTGGGTCAACATGGTTGACCGCGAGTGCAACCCGACCACGAACGTCCCGCTCCCCACGCACCTGCCGCTGCTGGAGACGCTGTTCCTCGAGCTCGTGCGCGCCTACGCGGCCGGCTGGTCTAACGACGGGCGCACCGACGTGCAGGCCGAGATCGACCGCATCCAGGCTGGCCCGGTGTGGCAGATGGCCGTCAACGCCGACATGCGCGCCTTCCAGTACATGGAGCGGCCTCGCAATACGAGCGTGCAAATGGCGCGCGGGATCATGAACGACTACTACGGCGGCGACCCCGTGGTGACGCTCCAGTGAACATCCGCCTTGACTGGCCCTCGGGCGGGCGTGACGACTCGATGCCGGGGCCGGACCAGGCGCGAGGCACGACCCCCGAGTCCCTCAACGTCCTCACGCGCAACCCGCGCACGGGGCGCTACGGGGGCGGCTCGCGCGAGGGCCTGAGCGCGTTCTGCTCTGCGGCGCTCGGGGCGACCGGCGTGCGCGCGATGGCCGACTGCGTGGTGGACACGCGCACGAGCAACTACGACGAACTGGCGACGCCGGTGGAGTTGTGGCAAGGCGGCGCGCGCGAGACGCGTGCGGTGCGCGTGGACGCGGACGGGAACAGCTACGCGCTCGAAGGCGGGACGCACGTGGTCGTGCGCAACTCGCAAGGCGTGGAGATCGACACGATCGTGCTCCCGGTGCAGTCGAGCGGGCAGAAGTGCTACGCGCTCGCCATCGACCCTTTGGTGCGCGCGTTCTACGTGGGCACGAGCGAAGGCGGCAGCGCGGGACGGTCGCGTCTGTGGGCCTACCAGAAGGACACGTTCTCGGGCTGGCGCATTGTGTGGGAGATCGAGCCCGGCGCGTTCGTGGCGAAGCTCGCGGTCCACGCGGGGCTCTTGTACGCGGGCCTCGACGACACGGTGCGCGGGCGGTCGTACGTCGTGCGTTACGAGAACATCAGCACGCTCGCGCGCGAACTGTCGCGGTCGCAGGTGCCTTCGCCGGTGAGCGGGCTGTCGGTCAACGCGAGCGGGCGCGTGGCGGTGTGCTCGACGCTCAACTCCAAGCGCGGGTTCGATCCTCGCTTCCCCAACGCGGGCCAGCGCCTCGACGACTCGTTCCGCTCGTGGTGGCTCAACAACTTGGGCTCGTGGGACACGCGCAAGTGGTGCGTGTTCGACCCCGCGGAGCTTGACCTCGACACGGGCGACCAAGTGTTCGAGTTCTTCGACAGCGAGGGGTCCGAGCGCCGTCTGGTGACGACGGGCGAGAGCGTCACGGTGATTGAGCGCCAGGGTCGATTCAGCGGCCAGCCGAGCAACAACGACACGCTGGTGATCGCGCGCCGCGATGGGGGCGCGAGCGAGACGTGGACGTTCAAGTCAAGCGCGACGGCGGCGTACGAGGTGGCCATTGGCGCGAGCGCGACGCTCACGATCGCCAACCTGCGCGCGATCATCAACAACGGCATCTTGAACGTCTCGGCGGGTAGCGCGCTCGTGTTCATGGACGACACGGATCGCGTGCGCGCGCTCATCGGGTCGCCGACTGAGCCGCAGCCCGAGCTGACCATCACGATCACGTCGGCCACGTTCCGCTTCACGCCTCAGGGCACGAGCAGTCCTGCGACCACGGGGATGCTGCGCGCGGGCCGCGTGGTCACCACGACCGCGCCCAAGTTCCGCGCGGAGGGCATGAGCGGTCGCCCCGTCATGGTGTTTGACGGCAAGAGCACGCTGCTCGCATCGCCCGCGAACCCGACGATCGACGCGAACGCCAGCGAGATCATGACCGCGCTGATCCCCGGCTTCGGTGCTGCGGGCGCGCTGGCGAGTAGTGCGCGCTGGGCCGTGTTCGTGGCGTGCCGTCCTGAGCCCGCTGCGGCTGGCAGCACGCTGCTCTCTCAGCGCTTCGTGGACGCATCGAACAACCAGTTCACGCGCGCGATCTGCTCGAACATGAGCACGGCGGGCGCGTTCTCTGCGGACACGCTGGCCGTTGTGGACCGCGACACCACGACCACGCGCTACCACGTTGCGACGCCGAGCGGGTCCAAGTGGTCGCTGATCTCGTGGGTGTCGAATCCGCAGACCACAGGAAGCGCGTACGAGATCTACTTCAACGGCGAGCCCATGCTCAACGGAGCGGGGTCACCAGTTCACACGGGCACCGCCGCCGCGAGCGATTCGCCGTTCCCCACGCGCATCGGGCAAACCTCGTTCTTCCCCGCGTCCAACTTCTCGCCCTTCGACAGCTTTTGGAGCGGCGAGGTCGGCTTGATCGTGGCGATCCAGCGCTCGGGCACGGACGTAATCACGACCGCCGAGCGTCAACTCGTGGAGGGCGCAATCGCGTGGTACTACGGCGAGCAAGCGAAGCTTCCCACGTCGCACCCGTACTACTCCACGCCGCCCCCGCCTGCGGACGGCACGGTCGCGGACTTCCACCGATCGCGGCAAGCGCTGAGCCCGTTCGGCAACGTGACGGTGCTTGACGGCGACACGCAGGACATCGCGTACATCGTCGCCAGCCCCGAGACGGGCGTGGGCACGACCAGCGCGCTCGGCGGCGGGATCGCGTGGCGCACGGACGGCAACCTTGTGAGCCTGGGGCCGATCGCCAGCGCGACTGGCACGTTCGAGAGCGTGCGCCTGATCTTCGACCGGGGCGACGACTTCTCGCTCACGGGCGCGTGGACGTACAGCATCGGGGGCGCGTCCCCGGTGGCGAACGATGCGTTCTCGTTCGCGGGCCTTGAGATGGCCGTGGACGAGTTCGACAACGCCTACGTTCCGTGGCACGCCGAGCGCGCGACGATCGCCAACGCGCCGCCGCAGTACGTGGTTCTCGACAAGGACGGGGTGGTCTTGCTCCAGCCGACCGCGCCGCGTGCGCAGGCGTGCTACTCGATCGCGCTCCAGCAACCTCGGCCCGCGTACGGTGACGAGACGATCACGCGCGCGGAGTCGATCGTGCTCGGCCTGCGCCGCGAGAACACGGTCACGCTCACCATGCTGTCGATCCCGTCAGCGGGCACGACGGTCACGTTCAACGGTACGGTGGGAACGACGGCGACGCTGGAGACCTACACGTTCGTCGCCACGCCCACGAATCCGCGTGAGGTGGACATCGGCACGACGGTCGATGCGTGCCTCACGAACCTCAAGGCCGCGATCAACTTGGAGACGGGCTCGGGCACGCTGTACGCGGCGAGCACCACGCGCTCCGAGCTTGTGTCTGCGGTCGGGCTCACGACGAGCACGCTCACGATCGTCGCGCGCAACCAGAACGCGACCACGGCGTCCTCGGGTGCGGCGTCGATCACGTTCAGCTCCAGCGACTTCAAGGTCGGCACGGGCGGGATCGCGCGCTCTCAACTCGTGGCGCTCGTGGCCGAGACGGGCGAGGGGCGCTTGCGTCAGCGCGTGGCGGTCGTCGATCGCAACATCGTGGTGTTCGGCACGGACTACCAGCAAGTGACCTCGGGCGGCTCGCAGGTGACCGCGGCGGCGGCGCGCTACTGGCACTCGCAGGCGTTGGGGCGCTTCGTGTTCACCACGGACGGCGTGCGCTCGTTCAAGACCGACATCCGCACGCGCGAGACCAGCTTGTTCACGGCGACCACGGCGGGCGAGGTGCCGGTCGCGGCCCCCATCTTTGAGGCGTATCGCGCTCGCCTCGTGGCGCTTGCCGGCTCGCGCGCGTTCTACTCGGCCACGGGCAACCCGTTCGACTGGGACTACGCGCCCGAGGTCGTCTCGCCCGCGCAGGCGTGGAACTCAGGGCTCCCGCCGAGCTTCGACGTCGACGACGTGCTCAACGGGTTCGCGCCGATCACGGACGACTTCGCCATCGTGTTCGGCGATCACTCGATCTGGCGGCTCACGGGCGATCCCGGTCCCGGTGGGAACGGCGTGTACGACGTGCTGACGCGCTCAATGGGCGGGGCGTTCGGGCGCGCATGGTGCGTGGGTCCGAGCGGCGAGCTGTACTTCTGGACGAACGAGGGCGAGCTTGCCGTCGTGCGCGGCGGGCAACAGATCGAGGTCTTGAGCGGCGCGCGGATGCGTGAGGTGTTCCGCTCCGTGGACCTGTCGAAGAACTTCATCCGCATGGCGTGGAACTACCGCGCCGACCGGCTCGACATCTTCGCGTGTCCGTACGGCACCGAGGCGGGCTCAAGCCGCTGGTTCTCGTGGGAGCGCAGTGTCGACGCGCTGCAGGAGCACGAGTTTGCGGGGCGCATAGTGACCGACGCGATCACGGTGGACGGCGACAAGCCTTCGGATGCGGCGGTTGTGATCGGATTCGGCGACGGCCAAGTGCGCAAGCTGGACGCCGCGGCGACGAAGGACGTTGACGTGCCGATCTACTCGAAGTGCCGATTCGGACCGCTCACGTGGGACGATGCGCGGCTCGACATGATGCTGACCGAGCTTCAAGTGGCCTTGGACGCGCGCGGCGATGGGTGCATCGTCGAGGTCTACTCCAGCGACACGGCGCGCGACTTCGGCAAGGCTCGCCGCCAGTTCAAGATTGCCCCAGGCGTCTCCGGTGCGAAGCTGCCTCGCGTGCGGGGGAACTACGTGTGGCTCGTGCTGCGCGGCGTGGGCGGCTGGGGCTTTGAATTCATGCTCGCGGTGATCGAGGCGGGCGGCCAGCGACGCGCTGGGAGGCTTGCGTGACCGATCCGCGCGAGACCAGGCGCAAGTCGAAAGGCGCGCTGTACCAGCAAGGGCGCGTGTCGCCGTCGCTGGGCGCAAACGACCCGCGCACACGGCGCTCGGCTCAGGCGCGCTTGACTTCGGAACTCACGGGCGCGTACGTGCGTCTCGACGAGCAGGGGCGCGTCACGGTCGACTACGACGCGCTGCGCGATCAGCTCCAGCGCGACCTGAACCTGTCGAGCGACGCGGCGGTCACGGCTGCGCAACTCGCGGGCGCGTACCTCGTGGTGAGCCAGGATGGCGCGCTCGACGTGGACTACGACGCGCTGCTGTCCGAGCTACGCCTCGCGCTCCCCGGTGGCCCGCCCTACGTGTTCGCCGAGGGCGTGCGCGTTGACGAGCCAAACTTCGAGAGCACGGCGACGCCGGTTCCCGCTGGACGCCAGCCCGTCGTGTTCGCGTCGGTTCCTGCGAGCGGCATCGTGGGCGGATCGACGTACATCGGGCCGTCCATGCTTCGCCGCCTGCAGGTGGACACCTCGTACACGAACTCGAACGCGGTGCAGGACTGGTTCCCCACGTTTGGGAGCGTCGCGGTCGCTGCGGATCGCGTGTACTACTTCCGTGGTCGCTTGGCGCTCAATCGAGGCTCGACCTCGGCAAGCGTGGGCGTCGGCTTCTCGACTACGGCGACGATCGCCACGATCGACTACACCGCGATCGGTCAAGCGCAGGCGGTCGGCACGGCGGGCAACGTGCAGCAATCGAGCAGGCGCAACGACATCCCAATCCTCTTGGCCGCGCCCGCGAGCACGGCGAATAGCGTGTGGGTTACGGTTGAGGGCATCGTCAGTTTCGCGGATGCTGGCACGCTGACGCCAGAGTTCCAGTTCTCGGCCGCGCCGGGCGCTGGAACGATCGCAGCCGAGACGTTCTTCTTCATGTGGGAGATGGGCGAGCCGGGCGACGAGACACGTGGGGACTGGAGCTGACCTATGGACCCGATTTCTTTGGGACTTGCTGGAGCGGGCCTTGCCGGCGGTCTCACCGACCTGTTCGGCAGCCGCAGCGCCAACAAGCAGAACGCGGCGAACCTCAAGAAGATCCTCAACATCCTGCGCGGGCTGCAGGCCGAGTCGGGCGTGGTGGGGGCCAAGGCGTTGCAGGAGCGGCGCAAGGCGCTGGAGGACGTGCAGGGCGGCTTCGACAGCGCGCTGGCGTCCACGGCGGGCGCGGGCATGTCTGCGGAGACGGCGGCGCGTGACGAGGCTGTGCGAGCTCGCGGGCTGGCGCAGCAGGACCTGCTGAACTCGGGGAACTACGACCCGCAGGGCTTGGCGTGGGCGCAGCGCGGGATCTCCAGCGACCTGGGGCGCGTGCTCGGCGCGATCCGCGAGAGCGTGGGCCAGCAACAAGCGGGCATCCAGATGCAGCGCGGTGCGGCCATCGGCGGCGCGCGCGGCGACATTGCGTCGCAGATCGTCCAGAACTTCGCCACGACGTCGAACATCGCCGGCAACGTCGCCAGCGCGATCGGCAGCCAGCCGTCGCAGTACACGCCGCAGGGCGCGAACATCGGGCAGCTCATCTACGGGCTCACGTCGGCGTTCGGCGGCGGGTCGAAGCCGAAGGGCTCGAGCTACGCCATGCCCTACGCTGACCGTCAAGGCTGATCCACATGGTCGAAGTACGACTCCCCATCGTCCCCCGCGACGCCTCCCCGCTTGCCACCGGCCTGGGCGGCGCGGGCGCTGCCGTTGGCGGGTTCATGCAGGCCGAGGCTTTCGTCGAGCAGCGCAAACTCCGGCAGCGTCAAGCCGAGATGGAGCAGCAAGCGCTCGACCAGCGCGGGCAGCAAATCGACTTGGCGAACCGCCGGCAGGACGCCATCGCGCAGCGCTACCTCAGCGAGCGCGAGGCGAAGGCCAGCGAGGCGCGGCAGGAGCGGCAACAACGCGGCGACGTGTTCGGCGTGCTCAAGTCGCTCTATGGCGGCGGCGGGTCTCAGGTGGGTCCGCAGCCGGCCGACCCGATGGCGTCGATGCCCGACGAGTGGGCGCAGGAGATCGACACGATCGGCCAAGGCTTCCGCGACGGCACGCTCACGGCGAGTCAGACGTCGGAGGCGTTGAAGCTTGTCGCGGCGAACAAGGAGGCGACGTTGCGCCGGGTGGCGACGCAACAACTTACGGACCGACTGACGAAGGAGATCGCGTCCGGCTCGTGGAAGCCTGAGGCTGCGCTGGGCTTGCAGATGGACGTGGACGGCGACGGACAGCCCGACCCGATCAGCGACACGCCGCAGCTTCTCCTGCGGATGCTGGGCGAGGGCAAGATCGACCCGGCGCAAGTCGAGGCGATGCACTTCGCCGCCAAGCAGGCCATCGACAACGAGAAGGCCCGCATCGTCACGCGCGAGAAGCAGGCGCTCAAAGCCGAAATGGTGCTCAACCAGTCGCAGGACGTGACGCCCGAGGGCGAGCGGCTGGCAATCGGTCGCATCGCGGCATGGCGGCGCGACGAGTACCCGCAGACGCAGGAGGGACTGGAGCAGTTCCAGCGCGACTTCAACGCGGCGAAGGCGGGCATGGTCTCGCTCAAGGGCAAGAGCGGCCAGACGTACTACGTGAGCGAGGCCGAGGCGCGCGAGGCGGAACTGGACCTGAAGCCGCGCTCGCCCTTCGCGGACATCGAAGAGAAGTCCACGGTGCTCAGCCGGTTCCTCGGCGAGTACAAGGACGACCCCGAACTCGACGACGAGGCGAACGAGAAGCGCTGGCAGATGTACCGCAAGCGCATGGTGGACCTTTCGAGCGAGTTGTTCGGCGCTGGCACGCCGCAGCCCGCCAAGGAAGATCCCAACGCCGCGCCGAGTTGGTTCCCCAAGGGCGTGCCGGCCACGCCGCCGCCGGGGATCACGCATCAGGCGCGCCTCATGCAGATCCTTGGGAAGCCGGCTGAGAAGGCGTCCGAAGAGGAGCTCTACCGCGCTGGCATTCGGCTCTACGAAGAGCTCGGCCCGTTCACCCCGCCGATGCTCGCGCCCAAGGTGCCCTGATGCTCACGCAGAACCAGGGCCAGCCGTGGACTCCCTCAACGGCCCCGCTTGGCGTCTCCGCTGACGCCGAGCAGGCAGAACGTCAGAAGGTCGTCGCGCAGGTCCGCGCGATCATGGCCACGCCTGAGCAGTCGCGTGAGTTCCCCGCGGACGGCGACCCGGCGCAGTGGGCCAGGTCGATCATGGCCGTGGCCGAGCGCCAACCCGTCGAGCAGACCTTCCTGCGCGGCCTCGAACAGGGCTGGGTCGGCACCGCCGGCACCTTGGCGCGCTCGGCCCGCTTGCCGTACGAGGCGGGCAAGGCGGCGCTGGAGTGGCTCGGACTGGACAAGGAGGACTTGGCCACGGTCGAAGTGGCGCTGCGGGCGATCACGCCGGGCAGCTTCGCGGTCGGCGACTACCTCGAAGGGCGCGGGCAGGCGCTCCAAGAGCAGGCCGCGCTGCTGGGGCAGACGTTCGAGAAGGAGACGATGCTCGGCGGCGTCGGCCAAGCGTTCGGGTCGGCGTTCGCCATGGCCCCGGCCGCGGTCGTGGGCGGCGCTGTGGCCCCCGCGCTGGGCGTTAGCGCTGCGCTGGGCGGCGCTGTGGCCGGTGGAGCCACCGGCGTCGCGCTCTCGTCTGAGGGGCTCCTGGAGCGCGCTGAGGCCCTGGGCGCCAGTCCGGGCCAAAAGCTCGGCGCGATGGCGGCGGGCGTGCCGATTGGCGCGGTCGAGGCGTTTGGTGCTCAGCGGTTCTTGGGCGCGCTGGGCAAGGTGTTCGGCGCGGGCTCCAAGGAGGTGCAGCGCCGCGTCGCGTTCGAGATCGCCAAGGCTGCGGCGCGGTCGGGCGCGGAGGAAGGGCTCGAAGAGGTCGCGCAGGGGATGGGCGAGGAAGCCGTCGCGCAGTTCATCCTCGAAGACCCCGAGAAGAATGGCCGCTCGCTGACCGAGTGGGCGGCGGCGCTGGAGGACACGGTCGTCGACCAGGGCTTCCCTGGTGCGGTCGTCGGCATGGTGCTGGGCGGCATGGCGCGGGCCGGCACGCTGACGCAGGCGGTCAAGGAGGCGGAGCAGAAGCCCGCCGTGGCGGCGCAGGAGCCCAAGCCGGAGCCCGCCGCCGAGGACGACGCCGAGCGCGCCAACGCCCCCGAGTGGGCCGGGCCGCTGGAGGCGATGGCGAAGCAGAACAACGCGCGGCTGCGCTACGTGAAGCCGTCGAACGACGCTCAGCGGCAGGCAATGCGGATTGCCGAGGACTTGGGCGTCGAGGTGGGGTTCGTGGACGTTGCGCCGGATCCGGCCGGATCCGGACAGCTCCCCGGACAAACGGCACCGGCCGCGGCTGCGGTCGACGTTGCGCCGCCGGATGTTGCGACGGACACGGCGGCGGACATGCGCGAGCCCGGCGAGGATGCTGCGCCCGTCGAAGCTGGCCCGCCGAAGTCCATCCGTGACCGCATGGCCGACCGCAAGGCGTTGGCGCAGGACGGCTCGCTGGGCTTCCGCAACTGGGTCCGCTCGATGGGCGGGCTCAACGCGGGCAAGTCGGGCGACGTCGGCGCGGAGATCCGCGAGGGCTACAGCGAGCGCGAGTCGGGCGAGGGCGCGAAGTGGGGCCTGGGGCCGCTCGTTCACAGCGACCGCTCCGACAAGGGCATGTCCCTTGACGGGTTGCTCGAAGCCGCGATGGAGGCTGGATTCGTCCCGCAGGGCTCGGGCATTCAGGACGTGCTCGACCTGCTGGAGTCGGACGTCACGCCGCAGAGCGCGCAGTATCAGGCTGAGCGCGACTTGGCGGCCGAAGCCGAACTGTTCGACCGCGAACTCGAGCGCGAACGCAAGGCGCGCGGGCTGCCTCCTGGGACCACGGCGCAGGACATCGCGGACATCGACGCCTTCACTGGCGACGCCCCGCCCTTCGCCGCCTCCCCCACCGGCGGGCTCAAGTTCCCCGCCGCGTACATGAACGGCCGGGTCGTGCTCGACGCGCGCTCGGCGACTCCCAAGCGCCTGCTGTTCCACGAGGGGCTTCACCACATTGCCGCGAACAACCCCGAGGGCTTCGCGCGCCTGCTGTCGGCGATGACCGACATGAGGCCGGAGAAGATCGCGGCGGCGCGTCGTGCGTACGCGGAGGCGTTCGGCGAAGGCGCTCCCGAGGGCGCGGCGCTCGACGAGGAAGCGGCGGCGGTATTCAGCGAGGATCTGGCCGGCGTGCTGGAAACCGCGTTCACGGACACGACGAAGCTCGCGCGCGTGCTTCAGGATCGCAACGTGTTCGAGGTCGTGCGCGACTGGATCGCACGGCTCGCGCGCACGCTGGGCGGGTCGATGCAGACCACGATGGAGCGCCGGCTCGCTGCTGCGGTCGCGGCTGACAACGCCGAGGTGCAGCTCGCGCTCCTGTGGAAGGACGCCGTGGACATGATCCAGGCCGAGCAGCGTTCGCGCGATGCGGTCGAGGCGGTCGAGGGGGATGCGAAGTTCGCCGCCGCCTACCACGGCACGCCGCACGACTTCGACCGCTTCACGACCGAGAAGATCGGCACCGGCGAGGGCGCGCAGGCGTACGGGTGGGGGCTGTACTTTGCGAGCGCGAAGGAGGTTGCGGAGAGCTACCGCAAGAAGCTCACGAACCCCGGCATCCGGTTGGAGCAGGTCGCGCGGGACTCCTACAACTCCGACATGGAGACCGACGAGGCCGAGGCCGCGTTCCTCGCCGATGTCGATGCGTCGCCCGGCCTGACCGCGAACGAGCGCGCACTCGTGGCGCAGGCCAAGCTCGACGGCTGGTACGGTTTCGACTACCCGCATCAGGCGATCAAGGCCGTGCTCGGCAAGGACGCCGAGAACTACGACCTGTCGCCGGAGATCCGACCGATCCTCGACGCGATCAAGGCCGAGCGCCGTGGTCGTCTGTACGAGGTCGAGCTTGCGCCGGCCGACGACGAGTTTTTGTTGTGGGACGAGCGCGAGGCGCAGCAATCGGAGAAGGTCCGCGCTGGCCTTGGCCGCGTGTTCGGCGAAATGGGCTTCGGCGGAACTGGCGAGTTCATCTACAAGGAACTGAGCCGCGGCGCTGGCGAGCAGTTCGGCGGCGGATCTCCGCGCCTCGCCTCACTGGCCCTCCGCGCCGCCGGCATCCGCGGCATCAAGTACCTCGACGGCATGAGCCGCGGCGCTGGCGACGGCTCGTACAACTACGTCATCTTCGACGAGGCCGACGTGTCGGTGCGGGCGAAGTTCGCCCTCGACCCCAGCCGCGTCGCCGCCGCACAAGCTCAGGCCCAAGCCGAAGGCGAGCCGACCGAAGTGGGCACGCGCCCGTCCCGCATCGCGGACACCAGCGACGACCCCGAGGCCCGCGCGTTCCGTCGCGGCGTGCGCGAGGTCCGGGCCGAGAACGAGGAAGTGCTGT